ACCGGCGGAATCTACTACCAGGGAGGGCGCTACCCCTCGTGTTGGGTCCATCTGAGACCCCACGTCCAGCAAGTACAGGACGATTAACCGTTCCAGGTTTCCCCCCTAAGACCAGGGTTAGTGAAAGTTCACTGAGAGTATTTGAAGTGTGACTCTAGAGGTTTTGTAGTTGAATTCCTAACGCAGCTTGAACGAAGCTGGGAGTAGGGTGTGAGTGACCTGGTTGAGTCAGTAGGTGAGTATGACTTGATCAACAACTGGCGCATTGCGAGCCTACGTATGCTCCTTTGCATCGATTTTCGGCTGACTGTTGTCTAACACGTGATGGGGACGTGGACCATCACCTCTTCCTACCTCTCTCACTGGTTTGCAACACCTTCCTCAATAGGGGCGTAATTCGCATATTCAACCGTCTATAGACACGTGAGCGTATAGTAATTCTGTTATCGTAATTGTGTGAGTGTGCTATATTTATTTTTATTTTGTTTTTCTGAGTTTATGTTTTCATCCATGCCGGCATCTCCTAGCTCGGCTTTTATGTTGACTCGACGATCAACATATGTTTTGCGGAAATGGCTATCCACATAATCCTGTCTTGGTATAACCGCGCTGGCTGGCAATATTTGATTCATTCCAGCAGATTGCACTCGCTGGGCCACTTGCAATGGAGTCGCGCTAGCTAGTAGCAGCAATGATCCCATCAGTGTCTCAGCAAATGGCGAGAGTATGATTTCTGTAGCTCCTGACCAACCTGCGAGATCTAAAGTGGGCAGAGCGCTTAGTACTAGACTCTCTCCCGCATCTGCAACGACCTGCATCATGTAAGTGAACCTTTTGGTGACTTCGTCAAAATTTACGACAAATCCTCCTAACCTAGCTAACTTGCTGATCCAACCTCCTGACGGTGCTGGGGTTGGTTCAAGCTCGACCATTTCATCATTGTCGGCCGTTTGGCTAAGATTAATTATCCCAGAAAATGGCTCATTAAATGTAATAGCACATTCATCATGATCATTATTCGACGTGCTGAAATCAACAGCAGATCCATCGTACATGGATCCAGGGCTGCCAATGTCTGCAAGATAATTAGGGTAAGAGCTTTGTCTGATACTTGACCGAGCGGTATCCGGCGTCGCGTCATGGAACGCCGGAACCATGAGTGTGATGTCATATGACACCCACAGCTCTCCATATTGTTTTATACCCGCAATTGCATCGTTGTCTGTGACGACAGCGAAACAAGTACCAACATCATATAATTTAAGATCCTGTTGGAGCTGATCTCGTGTTCTATGTCGGACAAACAGATGGTCGTCAAACTTGAGCTCTTTGTTGTTGAGCGCCATAGATGACTTCATCCATACTGCTGATCTGGTGGCGCCAAGACTGTTTAACATAGCGTTCTTGGTCACCGGTGCAGGATCTGCAGGGTCATAGTCGACTTGAATTAACACAGCACCTGATTCTGTGGTGCTCACAAATGGCTCGTAATGGAACGTCATGCTGTGCACTTTATAACGTTCATAACCTGCTGCCAGCTTTGATAACCATGGGAATGTTTGTGTATCCCCAGCATTTACACCCAACGACAAAGGCTGAGTTGTGAATGTGTACTCTGAGCTAATGTTTGTGATAAATTCACGATGTTGTACGCGGACTGCCCCGTCCGGCGCAGCGCGTGTCTGGGGCCTCCCCCCAGAAATTCTCAATCCAGTGGCGACGGGGGCCGACACTCGACGAGACCTGTTTTGTTTGTTTGTGTTTTTGTTTGTGTTTCTGTTATTATTTCGATTCGCAAGGAATTAATTTAGCTGTAAGAGGGTACCTCAATCCTCGAACAGCGATTACCCGCTAGCCCAAACCTATTGGTTCTTAAGGCGGCACTCGGGCTAGCCCCCTGTGCTAAATAGCACTCCGCCTCTCATGCTAAGCGTACGTCATGACCTAAGGGTACATTGGTCAATCAATCCGTAATCAGTAGCATCGGGACGATTCACGTCCATCTTGCGCGAAACCCCGTAGGGCCCAAACGTCTTCCTTCTGGCCATGTCCTCCTCCTAACGGTTCCCCGGGTTTTCTCCATCATGACAGTTTTCCTTCTGTCGACTTTGATTTTGATCGCAGTTTATCATCTGCTGATGAGTATGTGTGTGTGATTACTACGTGTGTGTGTGATTATCTATCCTTCTGTTCTGGTGGACAAAGATGTTGAATGGTATCTAACGTTCTCAAAGGATCCATGACGCCGCGTGAAAACACTGGGTCTGGTAATGAGTCATAGTACTTTTCCAATGTCAATTGATGATCCGGGGGAATACCAAAAGCCAAGTAAAACGAAGCGCGTTCCTCATCAGTCGGTTCGCGCTGTTTCGTGCTCATTCTGTCAATGAGCTCTTGCCGGTATTTGTAGTAATAATCCCCTTGTCCCGGAACCCACGGTGTAGCACCTCTACCTAGCCATCGATAAAAACTTTGATAGACTGGTAGACCACCCGATAAGGCAAGTCCACACCCGGCTATCGCTCCAATCTGCTTCTCATAAACTTTCTTTGAGGACAGTTGTTTTGTACTAATCAAATCAGAGTATAGCCGCTTCGAAGGGCGTGGTACCAAGTGGTATCCGTGTTCCGCGTGTTTAACTGGCCGTGACTGACAAAATTCCACAGTCTCCAACTCAGTAAATACACCATCGTATTCCATTGTCAAACCCATTTCCAAGAACCAGTCTTGCAGACCGTCCCGGAACTGTGCCAAATCCTTTTCATCCATGATGATGACACAATCATCTCCATCGTTCAGTAACAATACCCTATCGAGCATGCCTTTGTGTTCGAAGTAAGCATACATCAAGGTACACATGATGATAACGTTCCCAAGAGAAGTGTTCATATCGCCTGACATCCTACAACCGTTAACGGTGTATTTTATCTTACCATCTTTTCCATGGTACACTCCCTTGTTCACCAATTGATGAGACAGTAGTTCTGCTAATGAGGGCAAATCAGTGCCCTCGCCCTCCACAAACATATGGTATATGCTATGTTCGTATTCCAACAACAAGCGATTAATATGTTGGTCAAATCTGCTTGCATCCAACCCGACTGCCACCGGGTTGGCGAACCTGCCCCACATGCTTGCAATAGCGTTGCCTCGTTCAATGGTGTTCATGCCTTTTGCTACTGTACGGTGCTCTCCCGTTGGATCAAACACCTTATCTATAGAACAGAAGATCGTGTGTTCTATATGCTTCAAATATCTACCTAATTTAACATTGTATCTCGGGGATCTCGGTTGAATTGCCCGGGGGGCACCCCCCGGCTTACGATACTCATCTTTCGTAAAAACCTTGACCCAGCAGTCACGCTCATCCAGGGGTCTTCCTAGAAAAGACTCGATTGCGGCTTCGTAACATCGTCGCTTGGCCCCACCGTAAAACGCGAGGAATTCCTCATCGCTAATCGGGCTGACCTTGCCAACTGCAATTGCTTGCTGCTCTAAACCACAACGAAAGTTGTGAACTCTGCTTGCTATCTTTTCCCGCGCCGCCTCGACAGGATCGTCATGAAAGGCTACTGAAGGATGATCCCATGGCTTTGGACATCTCTTGTAACCTCCTTTCCCATCCTTAACGAAGAAAACACGTTCTAATATAGCATGTTTTACCGATTCAATATCATTATTAGGTATATCCCAGTCAGGACCATTTGTTCCATTGATCCTGTAGTACCTCCGGGGCTTCTTAGACCCCTCTTCCTGCCTGAGTTTAGTGACTACGAATCTCTCACCATCCCCAATCTCCTCAATCTGCAGTATATCCACAGCTGATGAGCTTGAGGTTCCAGTCACTATTCCCAAGCACCCCTATTGTGAAGATGGACCAACCGCCCATGAAGAGCGATCAGCCTGCGCCTCTAGCACGGGACGGTCTTCAAACATGTCCGTAGCATCCAGTTCCGATTGTGAAGGCACCCAGTACATCTTTGCAGCGTACAGAGCGACATCATACAAATCATTATCCCTTAGATTTTTGAACATGCGATCACCGTCTCGGCGTCGCGCCTTAACCAAGCGGCTAGCGTCTTTCTGAATCACCATGCGATTGGCAGGTGTGTCACGTATGATCATGTGGTCCAGTTTTAGCGTGCCGCAAATTTCCCCAGCCAACACCGGCACCTTTGCCGGTTTCCTATTAGCCAAATAACCTCCCATCCGGTTGGCCCTCCTTATCTTACGAGGGACTGTAACATAACCGTCGTTCGTCCTGATGTTAGCGACATAGGGTTCCTTTTGCTCCTCCACTTCCTCTTTGGGGAGCATCGCTTGGCCGTAGAGGATGCTGTTTTCAAATGGTGCATCATCCTCTTCATCTTCTTTTTCCTCCTCCTCCTCTATTGACGATTTTACCTCCTGGGCGACCAGATTGCCATCGATCACCTCGCGAATTACATCCACCGATAATTCCCGCTCAGGCTCGTGTAAAAGCCATGCGACTAAACAAGATCCAACTCCTACGAAGGTGGAAAGGGAACCAGTAATACATCCCAATCCAGCGACCACAGACCCCGTGGCTGCCAAACCACGTGCTGTGCATCGTTTCACCTTGGTGAGCAGGGGATCCTCTGAAATCTCAACGAAACCGGATACGTTCTGAGCCGATCCAATTGTGGCATCTAACTCGGTTAGCGCCTTTTGTACAATTGTCGTACTGTTTCCGTCCTTAGCTTCGATGACCTCAACAGAGGAAGCCATATCCCTACCGACCGCGGTGGGAATAACATACCCGTCAAGTATGTCATACCCGGCAATGCGTCCCTCATCGAAATGAGAGTAAAATAACGAAAATAATCCAGA